ACCTTACAGATAATTCAGTTGTGTTTGTAGATTGAATAATTTTTAATTTAGGATTTCTACCTACCATCCATGCAGGAAGTAGATAAGATGCAAATTCAGACTTAGTGTGTCTAGGTGCCATATTAATTATAACACGTTTTGTTTTGCCCTCAGCTATTTGATTAAATTTTTCTGCAACTTCTTTATGGTGTTTACCTTCTACAAAATCTGGCCATACATGTTTTACAAATGACATGAAGTCGTTTTTGATCTTAGACTCCTTTTTCTTTTCATCATACTTAGCCATGTATAGGGCTAGTTCTCTTCTTACATCAGGTGGTAACTTTTCAAAATTTTTTAATTTCTCTATATCCATAAGTGCATTCGAAAAAAATTTTCGCAAAATTTTTTTAGATATGTTTTTAAATAAAGCAAAAGTATTTTGGCCTTACTTATTTATAAAAGCTTATATTAATATCATTATATAGAGACTCCTTGTATTTACAAGCAGATTAAGTTTATAAAAAAGTTCTAATTATATAAATGGTTTGGTACCTCTATCGAGCGCGCGAAGCGCGCGAGTCGAGACGCGAAGCGTCGAGCAGTGCGACCGAAGGTCGCGCCCTGCGACATTTTGTCGCGCGTCAACGTGACGCAGGCGATTGTGTCGCCTGCGTCAAGGTTTATTAACTACTAGGAGGAGTAGTTCTATAGACAATCCATGCAATATCTTTTATCAAATGTGGATCGCCAATCTGGTCTTATGTATTTTCCACAACATCTGCAGTCGATAAAATAATCGCTTGGTTTTGAGTTATCTTTTTTCTTTCTTTTTGTCATAATCTAATATTAGCACAATGGCGCCGAAGGCGCCATTGTACATAGTGTCGCAGTTAGTCTAGTAATACCATATATGCTTCAGCATTATTTTTTCTGAACCAATCTAAATTTTTTCTGACTTTGTCCCAAAGTTTAGAATGTCCATCAATCCCGACTTTTTTATCTTCCAAAGTCGCTAGATATTCATAATAAAAAATGGCGTCATGTTTAGTAGCCTCTTCTCTAGTAAGCATAATAGACTCACCAGAAAATCTATTTTGTCGTTCATGTATTTTTTGTTCTGTCATATTTCTCCTTTGTTAATATGAACCCATTATAGCACAATTACGATGCGACCGCCATTGTCAACATTGTCGCACCGTGTTTAATATAACCTTTTAAATATTTCATACATTCTGTTTTATTTAATAAATATCCATCCAATGTTGGTTTCATTAATGGGCATTTGTCATCGTGTCCAAAACCTGTAACTGCATGAACTATTTCATGAAATACAATATTTCTTAATGCGTCCTGGCTCATGTCAACTGCTCTTTTTGTAATCCAAATTTGTTTCTTACTTAATTTAGCTACACCTAAAACATTGTGATTTCTAGCCTCACCAATTCTAACTTCTATTCTAGGTAAATCTTTAATTTCTTTTTTTGCTTCGTAGATTAATTCAATAACTTGTCTTCTTAATTTGTATACTGCGTCGTTCATCTTAAAGTTTTTTATTTGTTTTGTTTTCATACTTTCTCCTATTTGTTAATTGCCCTATTGTAGCACAATGGCGCCGTAGGCGCCATTGTCAATATTGTCGCAGTTAAACTTTTGTTCTTTCTTTTTCTAAGTCTTTCAATCTTTTTAGTTCTTGTTGCAATTCTTGTTCTTTTTTCAAACAAAAAATTTGCATTTCTTTTAATGTATTTATTTGTGCTAGTACTATTATTTGTTCTTCTGTGTTCATATTTCTCCTTTTGTTAATAATCGCATTATAGCACAATGGCCCCGAAGGGGCCATTGTCAATATTGTCGCACTAGCCCGTTTTTTTAACAGGCTCTGGAAGTGTAGCAATTAATATTTCTACATTGTCCTCCCTTGAAGATAGTTCTTTTAATGCCTCTTTTTTCTTTTGGGCATCACTAAAACTATCTGTTGTGTAAGCAATATAGTAAGCAGATGGAATTGATGAGTAGTTATATTTTCTAATTATTAAGTACATATTTCTCCTTTTTGTTAATTAGGTGCATGATACCAGATTCTAGAACCATGCACCATTGTCATTATTGTCGCACCCCTCTACCCTCGTGATGCGGAAACATAAAAAACCATTTAATAGTAAATGTAATTGCTATTGCTACACCTATCCAAAAATCAAAATGTATTGCTAGCACTACACCTAAAAAGATCATTGCAAAATGCAATGCAAAATAAATTGCTTTTA